GAGAAATGTTTGATAGTGCTTGGGTTTTTAATCAACCTCTTAATTCTTGGAATACAAGTAATGTGACTAATATGACGTCTATGTTTTATGGGACTCTCGATTTTAATCAGGATTTAGATAATTGGGATACAAGTAGTGTAACTACTATGACAGATATGTTTCAAAACGCTGAAAGTTTTAACGGAGACATTTCAACTTGGAATGTCAGTAATGTGACTAATATGCGAGAAATGTTTAATAATGCCACATCTTTTAATCAGTCTCTTAATTCTTGGGATGTGAGTAGTGTTGTTAATATGCAAATTATGTTTCAAGGTGCCACAGCTTTTAACGGAAACATTTCAAATTGGAATATAACTAGTGTTACTGTTTTGGGTTCTATGTTTGAAGGTGCCACAGCTTTTAATCAAGATATTAGTGCTTGGGATGTGTCAAATATAACATCTTTTAAAGAAATGTTTCTAGGTGCCACAGCTTTTAATCAAGACATTAGTGCTTGGAATACAAGTAATGTAACTGATATGCGAGACATGTTTAATAATGCCACAGCTTTTAATCAAGACTTAAGTAGTTGGGATACAAGTAATGTAAGTGATATGGGTAGTATGTTTGAAGATGCAACTAGCTATAATCAAGACTTAAGTAGTTGGAATGTTGCAAATGTTTCCTTTTGTGTTGGATTTAGTACAGGTGCTACAAGTTGGACGCTTCCAAAGCCTAACTTTACAAACTGTACTCCTTAAATTTTTAGAAAAATAATTAAAAATAATTAGTTACCTTTGTGACTATGAAATATTGGACTACTAATAATACTTTAATGATCGAAGACTTAACAATAACTTATTGTATAAAATAATGACTCTAGAAGATTTGAAAATTTATCTGTTAAACACAAGCGTAATGGCAATTTCATTTACGCATATAGAAGCGACATTGAAAATAATATTATTAATTGCCACAATTGTTTATACAATTCACAAGACTTTTGTAAACTTCAAAAATAATAAAGATAAAAAGTAATGGCAAAGCTCCCGCTTTCAACTTACAATTTTCGTCATAAGAAAAAAAGACCGGGGATACATTCTAAAAATGCAAGTAAAGGTCAATCCGGATACAAACAAAAATATCGAGGTCAAGGAAGATGAGACAGATCGATAAAATTATATTACATTGCTCTGCCACACGAGAATGTGATGACTCTGTAAATGCTGCTGTTATAGATAGGTGGCACAAAGCTAGAGGATGGAGAGGATGTGGATACCATTACGTTGTTTTAATTAATGGAAAAATTGAAACCGGTAGAATGATAGATGAGATTGGAGCTCATGTAAAAAATATGAACTTTTCTTCTATTGGCATTTGTTATGTAGGAGGACTTGAGAAAGACGGTAAAACTCCAAAGGATACTAGAACACCTGAGCAAAAAGAAAGTTTATTGTTGCTTTTAAAAACATTAAAGAAAATGTTTCCTGAAGCAACTGTGCATGGACACAATGAGTTTGCAGCTAAGGCATGTCCTAGTTTTGATGTTAAAAAAGAATACCCAACATTATGAAAAAAATATTAGAAAAGATTTTTGGTGGAGCTGCTACAGGAGTAGCTGAAGGACTTGCCGGAATAGTAGACAAGTTTGTAAGAACTAAAGAAGAGAAAGATGCTTTTGAAAAAGAAATGACCGAGTTGTTTATGAAGCATGAAGCAGATATGGAAAAGAATATTACTGAGAGATGGGTGTCTGATAACTCAGCTTCTTGGCTTACTCAGAATGTAAGACCTTTAGTATTATTGTTTCTAGTGGTATCTACTGTACTTATGGTTTTTATTGATGCAGGTTTTATAACATTTAACGTTGAAGATAAGTGGACTGACCTTTTACAGATAACTTTAATTACTGTGATCTCAGCTTATTTTGGTGGAAGATCTTTTGAAAAAATAAAAAACAATAATAAAAAATAGTATATTTGTATTATTAATTTAAATTAAATAAAATGAGTAAAGAAGTAAAATTAAACTCTGAAGAAGTAAAATTAACTGAGGAGGAATTATCAAAACTACAAGCAGCTAACGATCAGCTGACTAAAATTAAAGTAACAATAGGAGATTTCGAAGTAAAGAAAGCAGGGTTATTTAAACAACTAGATTTACTTCAAGCAGACTTTGCTAAATTAGAAGACAGCTTTGTTGAAAAATATGGAGCAGATTCGGTTATAAATATTAAGACCGGAGTTGTTACAAAAAAATCAGAATAGCATTCACAATATAATACCTCTTGAAAGAGGTATTTTTTTTTAATTATCTTTGTTGTAAATCAAATTAACAATAAATGGACATTAGAAAAATTTCAATAGGACCTGATTACAAGTCGGGGGGAATGCATTATCTTGTTGGTCAACATGTTCTTAATGGTAGTTATACTATACATTTAATAAAATTTAATGCAGAGGAAGAAGCATATCAGATTTATATAGAAGACTCTAATGAGCAAGAGATTTTATTGTGGAAACAATTTAATTCAACAATGCCAATATCTTTGGAGTACAATATAAATTTTTAAATTAAATGCAATCACCTAATCAATTTATAGTTGCACCGACTAATAATAGAAGGTACGACAATATCAAAACAATAGAGGGTCTAGAAATAATACTAGATACCTCTGAAGAATCAGCTTCGTTTTCTAATCGTGAAGCTGTTGTATTAAGCATACCTATTAATTATGACGGACCAATAGAAGAAGGAGATAGCTTGTTGGTTCATCACAATGTTTTTAAATATTACAACGACATCCATGGCAGAAGGCAAAGTGGAAAAAGTTTTTTTAAAGACGATAAATTTTTTATAGATGATACTCAGTATTATATGTATAAAAAAAATGATAAATGGTTTGCTGTTGAACCTTTTTGTTTTGTTTCTCCACTTCCTGTAACAGAAAGCTATATATACAAACCTTTTACTCATGAACCTTTGATGGGTGTTATGGAATATACTTGTCCTTCTATTGATGCACATGGTATTAAAAAAGGAGATATAGTTACATTCATGCCTGACTCAGAGTATGAATTTAAATTCAATGAAGAAAAGCTTTATAGAATAAGATCTAAAAATATTATTGCATATGAATCTCCAAGAAACTAAACAAAAAATAATTGTTGCAGGATATAGAGCAGTAGAACAACTAATTAAAGTTGCTAAAGAAGATATTATAAAACCTGATCTAGATGATGATCTAGCAGCAGATAGACTTAAGAATGCTGCAGCTACAAAAAAATTATGTATCATGGATGCGTTTGAAATACTTACCAAGATAGAAGCAGAAAAAGAAGCTTTAGAAATGGGGTCAAGTAAACCTATAACAAAACAAGGATTTGCAGAAAGACGTTCTAAATGATCAAGCAAATAAAAAACCATATATCTAAAAATGTAATCTCTAATAAAAACAGAGGTCGCAGTTGGTTGTATGGTTATAATAAAAAATATGATGTAGTTATTATATCTAAGAGTGGACAGATAGGTGAAATAATAGAGATCTCTAATTTAAAGATTGCCCTACCAAAAAAACCTAAAGAAGTTTATAAAAGAAACGAAAACAAACTAAAACAATATTGGGAAAGAAAAGAGCTTCCTAGAAACTTAGAAAAGATAAAATCTATTTTTCAATGGAATGAAATGCCAAACTCATTCAAGGATCAATATGTTGATTATATTGAAAATGAATTTGATTGCAGAGAGCAAGGCTATTGGTTTATGAACAGAGGGGTGCCTACATACATAAGTGGTTCACATTATATGTATTTACAATGGACTAAAATAGATGTTGGTTATCCTGATTACAGAGAGGCTAACAGAGCTTTGTTTCTTTATTGGGAAGCCTGTAAAGCAGACCCTAGATGTTTTGGTTTGATATACCTAAAGATAAGACGTTCAGGTTTTTCATTTATGGGTTCTGCTGAATGTATAAACACAGCTACTCTTGCAAAAGATGCAAGGGTTGGTATACTATCTAAGACAGGTGCTGATGCAAAAAAAATGTTTACAGATAAGGTTGTGCCTATATCTAATCGACTTCCTTTCTTTTTCAAACCTATTCAGGATGGTATGGATAAACCTAAATCAGAATTAGCTTATCGAGTACCTGCTTCTAAGATTACTAAAAAGAATATGCATGAGATGTTTGAAGATGACATGGAAGGTTTAGATACCACTATTGATTGGAAGAACACAGATGACAACTCATATGATGGAGAAAAATTATTATTACTAGTACATGATGAAAGTGGTAAATGGATAAAGCCAAATAATATTTTAAATAATTGGCGTGTTACAAAAACTTGTTTACGACTAGGTAGTAAAGTTATTGGCAAATGTATGATGGGTTCAACATCAAATGCTTTGGAGAAAGGAGGTAATAATTTTAAAAAGCTATACGAAGACTCTGATGTAAAAAGACGTAATGCAAATGGTCAAACTAAAAGTGGTATGTATTCACTTTTCATCCCAATGGAATGGAATATGGAAGGGTTTATAGATAGATACGGAATGCCTGTATTAAACAACCCTGCTCATGAAATTGAAGGTATAGATGGTGAGATGATTTATCAAGGTGCTATTGACTATTGGAATGCAGAAGTTGATTCTTTAAAGGGAGATGCTGATGCTTTGAATGAATACTATAGACAGTTTCCTCGTACTGAGTCTCATGCATTCAGAGATGAAAGTAAGCAGTCTTTATTTAATCTAACTAAACTTTACCAACAAATAGATTATAATGATTCTATGATTAAAGAGCATCATTTAACAAGAGGTAAGTTTGTGTGGGACAATGGTATAAAAGATTCTAAGGTTATATGGATTCCTGATTCGAAAGGCAGGTTTAATATTTCTTGGTTGCCTTCAGCTAATATACAAAACAATGCTCATCAGAAAAATGGAATGAAGTATCCGGGTAATGAACACATTGGTGCTTTCGGTTGTGACAGTTATGATATATCAGGAGTTGTAGGTGGCGGCGGATCTAACGGAGCATTACATGGTCTAACTAAATTTAACATGGATGATGCACCAAGTAATGAGTTTTTTCTAGAATATGTAGCAAGACCACAAACAGCTGAGATGTTTTTTGAAGATGTTCTTATGGCTTGTGTTTTTTATGGAATGCCTATATTAGTAGAGAATAACAAACCAAGGTTATTATACCATTTTAAAAATAGAGGTTATAGAAAATACTGTATGAACAGACCCGATAAACAATTTAATAAATTGTCAAAGACTGAAAAAGAATTAGGTGGTATTCCAAATACAAGTGAGGGAGTAAAACAAGCTCATGCTTCAGCCATAGAATCTTACATAGAAAAGTATATAGGTATAGATTTTGAGTCTGTATTTAGACCTTCAGATGAGATGGGAACTATGCCTTTTAATAGAACATTAATTGATTGGGCAAAGTTTGATATAAGCAATAGAACTAAGTTTGATGCTAGTATTAGTTCCGGTTTAGCTATCATGGCTTGTCAAAAACACTTATATGTTTCTGAAAGAAAAGAGTCAAAAATAAAACTTAACTTTGCAAGGTATACTAATACCGGCATACAAAGCGAAATAATTAGATGAAAGATGTAAAGGTAAATATAAAATCTGCAGCTTTCCCAAGTCA